GTATTTCCGTATGACATCAAAGCACGTTCTGAGGGAGTTAATCCAAGATTGACCAATTTGGTAAAAGCATCAACAGCTTGATCCATACCATACGGTGTCTCTTTTGCAAACTTAGACAAAGCAGCATAAGCTTCTTGTGCATTTTCAGCTGACTTTGTTGCAGTTTCTAAACCTGCAATTTGTTTATCATAAGTACGTTGTGCGTCAATAATCTTATCTAATGTTATGTATGATGCTGCCAAGCCTGTAATTGTTCCTGCTAAACCAGCAATCATTGGTGCTGCTTTAGAAGCCAACGAACCTATACCATCAAAGCTATCGCCAATTTTTTTTGAACTTGATGTTGCTTTCTTTTCAGCTTTATCTAGTGGATCAATGAATTGACCAATTTTAGTCACTAAATCTAGCGTTAATGTACCTAACTTGGTCGACATACATTTCTCCAAACGAAAAAAAACCACTCAAAAGTGGAATTAACTTATAAATTTGTATAAAGAAACCAACCTAAGTTAATTTCTTTATTCATTATCTTCAAAACTCAGTTCATCAAGTTCAGATTCAGGCATTCGTTCATGAGGCATATATTGAAATGCATTTTCTGCACGACCAGTTTTAAACGACGTATAGTGAGCAATCCAACCACCAAAACTCTGCTCTATACGTCGACCAAAAAACAATGAACCATATTTTTGACGATAGGCTTTCCAAATTTGAAACTCAGAACTACTTATGGTTGTTCTTGCGGTTGCAATGGTTCTTCCACCGATTCCGTTGAGGACGAGTTCACAGTAGAATTCATCTTCTTCTGCGAGATCCGTTGCTTTCCCGTAAAATCCAAAACCTCATCGGCGACTTTGTACAATGCATCAACAATCTCACCAGTTACAGAATTGAAATCTTCCAGTTTATTAAAGAACTTGTTTTTTTCATCTTCATAAACACACAAGAAAAGTCGAGCTTTTTGTAATTGATCAACAGTCTGCTTCTCAACTGGAATTTTCCACAAGCCATAAGCCGACATCACTTCATCATGTGAAATAATTTTGATCAACACTTCACCTGAAAATTCATTTCCTTCTGCATCACGGAACTGAATGGTTTTTTCTACAAAGGTGCCTATACCTACTGCTTTTTTTGCAGCTTTCAGTGTTAATTTAGCCATTACACAATCACTCGCTTAGTACGGGTTACTTTAGAACAACGAACCATCGTGAATGTATAACTTTCTACTGCATCCACCTCAACATCATTCGGTGCAGTCGGGTTGATATATGCTTTAAACTGATTCCACGAACGTGTTGTTGGTAGTGTTACCTCACCTCCAACAGCAAGTGTAGGTGCATCTTTGGAATGGCCTGAGCCAATATACCAAATCAGTTTTTCACCTGATTCAGCAATTTCAAGCAAGGTATCATGGCTAGTATTGGTATCATCAAAGTTGATCTCAATCGAACCTTCCCCAGGATCACACACACCACGTTCATATTCTTTGGAATCCGCTTCCAAGCAGGTGATGTCAATCTTTGAAAATGAATCTTGACCATATCCGTATTTTTTTACACATTTCACTTGTACAAGTACATCGTTCCAAACTGTGAAACCTTGTGTACCCTGTGTTTTTACCACTGGCATAGCGCACTACTCCATAAATTTCAGGCAATAAAAAACCCCGCTTGCGCAGGGTTTCGTTCAAAAAATATTTAAAACTAATATTCCAATTAGTTACTATTCAACGATTCAACCAAAAATTCACAGTAAAACCACGTGCAAATAACTTGGTTGCTGTTTCAAAATGCCCTAATCGCTCATCCACCACACCATGATTTTCAAGTACCCGACATACTTCAGTACGGATTTTTGACGCTACAGGTTGGGATGAATCATAAATCAACACCTGTATTTCAAGATGATCTACATTTGCACCACCATCCAAATGATTTTCAGGCGTTCCAGACACTTCAGTCCACACCATGTATGGCGTCGGCGTTCCTTCAGGTGCCAAATCTTCATGAATCCGATTTGCAAGTAAGCGTTTAACTTCAGCATCTGCATTCAAAATTTTAAACATTTCAATAATTTTCATAATGCTGCAATTGCCTCGTCTAACTGTTGCATAAATGACTCATTAAACTTACTGATCACAGCATCAACATTATTGGCCAAAGCTGGACGCATAAACGGCACAGCAGGAATTGTGGAAGTTCCAAATTCAATAAAACGCCAATGTCGGGTATCACCACCACTTAAACCCGCAGTACTTACAGAATATTGGTTTTGACCTGCACCGCCTTTAATTCCAACACGCATCCGAATACTGTTTTTATCTCTAGTTTTTCCTGCTTGAACCGTAATGTTTTTATGAATTTTCTCAACAGTTTCAGGATCATCAATTGCTTTGGCATTTTCACGAGCTGCATCACGCACAATGTTCATGGCTTGGCGGCTCGCTTTACGCACAAACTTTTTAATTTCCTTTTGACTGCCTATCCGTTGTATTTTTTCCCGAAAATCAGGCAATCCATGTATAGACATTTGACCTCCAAATTAGGGGAATTTTTCCAAACCACCGCTTAACGTGAATGTACAATACTCATTACCGCTGCCAGGATCATCCAATGGCGGTGACGTAATCGCATAGATACGGCCCTTGTGAATCACTCGCATTGTGCTATCGATGTCAGTACGATAGTTAATTTTCAAACGAGCAACCGTTTCAGACTGTGCCGCTTGCGCAGCAATCAAATCACGACCCGATAAATGTGTGACTTTCGCCCAAATCTTTTTAAAATCAATCCAACTTTCAGGAATCGGGTAATTATTTTCATCAGTACCAGTGGTTTTTTTTTGGATTTGGACACGGCTTTTTAGTTCATTTGCACGCATATAAAACCTCATAAGCACAAAGGAACATACCAACGTTCCAAAATTTTCAAAACAGGTTCAGGTAAACCACCTTCCCAATGAATGTCACCCTTGTCAGCCCGATTTTCATCCAAATAACCACACATCATCAAAATAGCGAGCTGGTGTGATTTATGCTCTGGATCATACTTATCTAAAATATGATCTTTTACGACCTGCTCAGCCTGCTCAAGCATTTCTTGAATATCATCATCTGGAAGATCATCATCCAACTTCAAACGAAGTTTCACTCTTTCAACTGTCAAGGGCATCATTATTCTCCGCAGATTTTCCAGAACTTGTCGAAAATGGATCTTCTTTCGCATCACGTTTTGATAATGCTTCAAGTGAATAGTTCTGTTGTTGCATATAGACCGAATTACCACCATCTACAGGTGCATAATTAAACTGGCTACGAGCTTCATTCGGTGAAATAATTCCACGTTGCACGCCAAGAGAATAAAAATTCATCTGCGACATTGAATCCATCCGCAATAACCCGGAAATTTCAATAAAAACTTCATAACCTTTAGCTTTTAATTCAAAGCTGTCATCCAAACAATTTTCAATCGACTCGATCAAAGACTGCAAACAACTGTTGAGATAAATCCTCTCCATGTCTTCAGGTTTTGTCCCACTCGGAAGTGAACCAATTCCAACTTTAAACGGGGGTACTCCCATCACTGAACAAATGATTTCCGCAGACCATTTATGCTGTTCAATCATTTGTGCATCAGCAGCAGGAATCGACATTGCAATATATTTCATGTCATTACCGAGAACTGCAGTTTTACCGACATTGTTACCTGAATAATTTTCATTCCAACGGTCTTGAACTTCTTTAGCCGTATCAGGATCAATTTTCCCTGGTGCAACTAAAAGCCCACTGGGACGACCCATATTATTAAAAAAACTTGAGCCATATTTTTGAATTTCAGCCCCTTGTGCTGCCGCCATTCCTGCTGCTTGAATTCGACTAACCCCAATAAGCGGGTGATACAAGCAATTTTCACGGTCATGAATAATTTCAGAAGCAGGCAAAATCAATGACTCAGTCTGCCCCGCAAGCCGATCTATCCCGATTCGATAAAAAACATTCCCATTTTCATCTACCAAAGGCGTGACATTATCTGGATTCAATACAATCAGTTGAAACACATTACCAAATGCATCTCGGCGTTTTAATACATAAGTATTTGCCCGAGTGATTTTTGAAATAACCCAATATTCAATGAACTGTTGCATTGTTTGAAATGAATTTGGCTTTTCAAAAAATGGCAAATTCTTATCTTTCGCTTTAACCCAAATCCCATTTTCTTTTTGTCGCAATTCCAAAGGCAACTTACCAATGTCTTTGGAAATAGCAGAAATACAAGCAAAAACCGCATGAAATAGCAGTAAATCTTCACGTTTTAGCTCAATATTCCGTTGCCAAGCACCCATAAATGACTCTAATACCCGCCACCCACCGCCACCGTTCACAGGTGACAAGGATTTTTTGCGAAATACGTTGCTAAAAAAACCCATTAAATTCACCATTATTTAGACGCTTTAGAACCTTTTTTCTTAGACTCTTCGGCTACAATTTGCTGTTCAGACTGTTGAATCATGTCGCCATAGTCACCAACCACTGGCCTTCCATTCAAATTCAATAGAATATTGGGTGGTATTAGCTCATATATTCTTTCAGCCTCCAACCGATCTGCATGTGCCTTTTCCGCTGCTACACGCTCAGCTTCAATCCTTTCAACCTCATCAAGATTTTCAGCAACACCAAGCTGAACTAACACATTTGCTTCATAATCCTGTAGATCATGCACAGTACATGCTTGGCCAGAACATAAATCCACTAAATATTTAACTTTAGGCATTTCACACTTCCCATAAATATAAAAGCCTCTTCCAAAGAGGCTTTATAAAGTTAAAGATTATGCAAATTTAAGATAGGCTGCCGCCTTACCACGAGGTTTCCAACGAATGTATCGTTCTGCACGAATAGCCATTAAATTGTTTTCATACAAATTAATCCATTCTGGATCTACATCTGTGCCCATATTAATGGTCGCTTCGGTACTGATTGCAAAATCCATTGATTCATCATCAGCCAATAAAATTTGACCAGGTAATGTCAGAACAATTTTGTCAGTACATGCTGCCGAAATTTCAACTGGTAATGTAAGTAATTCTTTTACACCGTTGATATTCATACCTTCAAAGTATTTTTTACCCAAAGCATCACGCAACATACTTAGCTGTGTCGCACGTGTCTCAGACATAACCCATGTCGCACCTTCCAGTGAAAGTCCCGCATCTGTAACTTGCTTTATAACCAAAGCTAAATCCGCTTCAATTGCAGCACCAGTACTACCCGAACTCACTATCGCAACTAAACCATTCAAAATTGATGCTGGGCTATCTTCCGTTTCCGCTTTATCTGGGTCGAAGAACTGCCCATCAATAAACGCAGCTGTAGACTTAAGCAAATCATCTAAAACAAGACCATCCGCTTTAGGATTTGAAAAACGTACCAATTCATCTGAAAGCAGAACAATTCCCGCCACTTTCGATTTTGTCAAAGTCAAATTACCAAAAGTTGGATTGGTTGTTGGTTTACGTTTCTTTTCACCCACCCAACCAACTGTTGCAGCACCTGTTTGAGATGGAACTTTAATATTGAAGGGAACTTGACGCATTTTCGATGCTAACTTATCTACTGCAGTTTTACCGCGAAGCAATTCAATAAACTCACCAGTATAATTTTGAAGCTCTACCAATGAAGCACCAAATGTTGGTTCGGTAGTACTACCAATTAATGCTTTCTGCGTTACAGCCTTACATACGGATTCAGGCGCACCCCAATTTTTTAAGACTGCATCAGCAGAAATTGCACCTTTTGAAGAAGCTGCAACTGCCATTGATTTAACCATTAATGCAAAACCAAAACCTTTAGGTAAATTACTTTCTGTCGTAAAAACTGACTTACCTTGTGTAGTATCAAGCCCTTCTTGAGCAGTTTGACCTGCAACTGGTGTCGTAGTCGATGCCCAAGTTCCTTGAGATTTTTCAATCCCTTCTAAACGATCAAGATTTTTTTGCATCACAGCAATTTCATCTTGAAGCTGCTTAATTTCCGCTTCAACTGTTTCATCAGGTGTCATACCTTTTGCAATCGAATCACCTGATTTCACAACAATTTGATCTTGGTGTGATTTAATATTGGCTTTCAATTTAGCAATTTGTTCAGCTAATTTCATACGAGTTTTACTCCAGTTTTGTTTGAATTTTCAGCCAATTTCACAACAATGTGCTTTGACTCAGGCTGAACAGATTTTGGTGCTACACATGGCAACGTTTTTTCTTGCTGTTGCTGTGTCGATTGATTTTGTTGATTGCTTTGGCAGAGTGTCTTAATGCCAGTGATTGTTGCATCTTGATTCGCAGGAATCGTAACAGCTGATAATTCATACCAATCCCATTTGATAAACTTGTAACCCCAAGTACCTTGAATATCTGCAACTTCAAGACCACGAAAACCAATTGAAAGCCCACGCACCAACCCAGTTTTGATACTGTCAAATGCCTCTTGAAGACGTTTTTTTAACTCCTCAGATTCGACCTCATCAGGCTTTACAAGTTGAATAACAACCTTTATTCCATCATCAGTCACTTGAGCCTCTGTGACGTTCCCTATAGGTTGCCGTTTATCGTGTTGCCACAGGAACGGTACAGGTAAGGTAAATTGCGCACCTTTAGGCTCAACAACATCATCAACACGGTCAGGTGTTGGTGTGGTTGCAATACCTTCAAGCTTCCACTCGTCATCATTCACAGACTTGACTTCAAGTAAGCTATAAGCAAGCTTCATTGTTTTTCTCCTAATTTTTACTTCGCTGTAAGCCTGCTTTGAGTGAATCCAACTTTTCACAAGCCAAAAAAAATCGCTCATCAATGTGAGCGATTTCTTCATCCGATTTACCTGCCAGTGTGCAGGCTCCCAAATGGGATATTTGATGTCGAAGATTATCCATCTCCAACTTAATTTTTTCATTTCTTGTCATACAAAAAATACCCCATAACTTTGTGCAGGCGGTTCAGGATTCAAGGACATTAAAGCCGTGGCGTTTAAACTTGCAATAAATGGGTCAATCTTAGCTTTACCACTTTCTTGCTTCGTCACCAGTAAATTATTTCCACTGACTTTACAACGCACATTACCAACAACCCAATTCATCATCGGTTGACCTGCATGTAAATATTTCCCCTCAGCAATTTTCCGTTCAAGCGTTATCGTCGGAGCAGAAAGCTTCCACCCTTGTTGAATACCGATTAATAATTCAAAAGGGATACCAGACTCAAGCAATCCATCTTGCAAAGATGGCATACCTTCTTTATCTAAACCAATTGCATACTTTTCAGGAAATTTCCCTGCATCATAAATTTTCTTGAGAATCTCACCAGCCTGCTTAACATCATCGCCAATTTTTTCAACGATAACCAAGTCACCTTGTTTTGCAAAATCTTGCAATGCAGGTGCAATTTCTTTACGACGTTCAAGTGCAATTGGATGAACCCAAGCCCGATTCCAACCATACCAAATTGAAGAATCTTTTTTATCACGCCCGATCAGCCCCATGCCGAACAAGTCATCAAGCCCACCGCCATCGAGACCACCGACAATGACATCACATAGATCAATTAATTTTTCGATATTTAACCGATCTTTATATTCAGCCATCTGCCAAAAATCAGCACCTGACCACCGATTTGCACGGAGCATCATGCCAATTTCAATATTTAAATGCTTGGCTAAAAAGTCTCTCTTTTCAGTTTCACCTGCATCAACCGCCTTTTCAAACTCAATAATTAATGTATCTAAATCAACTGATAATCCTAAATTTGGATTGGTGATATAGAAATTTCCAGGCAGTAGATGCAAATCATCTTCAATATATTGTTTTGGGAACTCATACAACACAGGTAAAAATGTTGGATCTATTTTCACACCATCACGCACATCACGAGCATAATCAAGCAATTGCTTAAATACGCCCTGCGGTTGTTCATCCGACATTGTAGACAGATAAATTACACACCCCTCTGGACGACTGACCAAGCCCCCTTTTGCTTCACGGAACATTGACCCAGCCCATGGACTCTTACCAAAAAGCCAAACTTCGTCGAACAATATCCACGATGCTTTCTTACCCGTTGAAGCCTTCGACTTTGCAGCAACCACTTTTAATTCTGCACCCGTGTCCAAATGTGTAACAGTTCTAGTATGCTCAGACACATTAAACATTTCATTTAATTCTTCATCAGCTTCAATGAAGTCACAAAGTGGTTTAAATGAGTTATCAGCAATCTCAACCGAAGGTGCCAAGATAATCAACTCAGCGGATTTTCGATCATTCAGCACTAAAGCTGTTAGCATAATACCCGCAGCCAAAGTTGATTTAGTATTCTTCTTAGAAATCAATAAGAAAAATTCACGAATCAATCGTTTTCTTAATTCAGGACTGTAAGCCCCAAAGATCACACGTACAAATCCTAAGACCCATTCACGTGTAACCTCTCCCATTTTTGGACTATCATCTACATCGACCAAAATCAGTTCTTTAAAAATCTTTTCAGCAACCGACGCGACTTCTGGGAACAATGGCTCACAAGGAATCAAACTACGCTTTTCAACAATCCGCAATGCCCAGTCTGGGCATGCTGTTGTCCATACTGGTGACATTACGGTCATTTAATTTCTCAACTGATTTTCCAATGTTGCAAATTTGCCACCCTGAGTAGCTTCCTTTGCAAGCTGTTTTCTTTGTTCTTTCTTGCCTTTTTCTGCAACTTTCCCCGTTTCATACGGCAAAGCATTGCGAGCAGCTTCCATTCGAATTTTCAAAGGAATACTGGGTTTTCTATATAAATATTGAAAAAATTCCAACGCTGTGTTTACATCCTTCATATCCTTGATTTCTGCATTTATTGCAGCTTCACCTAAAGGCATGTGATCAATACCCCCGCCCCCCTGTAAATTCAAGCTCGCCAGATATGCAACCACTTCGGGATTTGAAGCCAATTGACTCCCTCGACTCTGTGCAGACCCTTCAGAATAGCCAGCCAAGATTGCGGCTTCTTTATTTGACTTGCCTTGCATCTTGGCAAGGGCAAATGCTTTCATCTTTTCAGTTAAAGCCATAATCACCTCTAAAATTGCTAAAAAATTAAGATATTTATTTGATTTTCTTAAAAGTTTATTTACTTTTAGCTGAAATGGGATTTTTTTTATAAATGAGAAAGAGGGCGGTGTCCGTTGGTAAACACTTCCAAAGTTTTACCCTCCCCCCACGGGAAAATAATTGCACCACAATTGTGCAAAATATTGATTTTATTAAAATGTTCCACGAAAACTCTAATAAAATAAATATTTAAAACTATGTTCCACGAAACAAAACCCAGCCGTTTCCGACTAGGCTTACTTACACAGAATAAATTAGCTACCACAGAAGTCCTATGCTGTGGTCCATAGCTACTCCCTACTTTGATTGCCACCTAATAGGCACGGTACTAATCAATTTTCGGTTTCGATGTCAAATTTTTTGGCGGGGCATCACTCCCAATTCTGATTTCACTTTCCTGCATATCCTATTCATGCTCGATGAACTGCATGGGTTGTACTCTCTTTCGTGGAGCCTAGACGTGCTCACTTAAACAGTCTTTAACTAATCAGTGAGCTTTAGCTAATGGGCTTAATTAATTCAACTCCAAATATTTAATCCAATGTTTTAAGCTGATCTAAATCCCGTTCTTCTTCAGCAAGTAGCTGATTCATTAACTCAGTGTTCTGATCCACAAGTTTGCCCATGACTTCATTCTGAGCTGCCAATAATCTTGATTGTTCTTTATGACCCTCAAGCAATTGAATGATCATCTCTTTGCAATCACATACACAGCTACGTTTCGTCATGTTTTAACTTCCATGCCATGTATGTCATCTGCACTGGCAATATTCGATACATATCACCATCTTTCAGGAACAATGCATCACCATGCTTGTAGCGCATATTTGTATAGAAATATTGTTCTTCAAACCATTCTTCAAATGTCATCGCATTCCCATCCCTACCTTACTTTCATCTGCAGTCTTTGCGTCATGACATGACTTGCACAATGATTGAAGATTACCCAGTTCATCTGTCCCACCTTGTGCCTTGTTGACAATGTGATCACACTCCAAATCCATTGAAACTCGCCCACACTTGCAACAGGTCCATTCATCACGCTCATGTACCTGTTGTTTAATTCTGCGCCATGGTCTACCACCACGACCCTGCCCATAGTTTTCTTGCTTGGTCAAGGTCTGCTGATTACTTTTTAAAGTTGGTAGCGATCCGCTTAATTTTGCTAATCGAGCCATCACTTCACCGTGTACAGTGTTGGAAGCACCGCCTTTGGAATTGGGTTTAAGATTTTAATTTCTTCGTCAACAATCCGTTGAAAACAACTGGCACACAATGCTTGCCAGTTCAGAATATTCCAAAACAACACTTGGCTATCACCCGGCTTTTGGATATGAGCAACATGTTCAGCTACATTTGTGTATTCCCGTTTAGCACAATCATGACAAAAAGGATTCACCATCAAATAATCTGCGTTTGCTTTTTTCCAAAGCTTTGTTTTGTCTGTTGATTGTTTCTCTTTGGCCCTTGCTTGTTGATCAACACTTTGCTCATGTTGCTCCCAAAATTGTTCCCGTTTTTCCTTGGAAGCCATATGAATTCACCTTTCAATTGATTATCCACAATTAAAAAAGCCCATATGTTTGCACGGTTCACACAAACATATAGGCATAAAAAAACCATCTTTTCAGATGGTTAGAAAACAAATAATAGAAACTAGAAGTAAATCTCTAAATACAATTATTCATTGTGGTAAAAATTAACTTAAATTTGATTTTATGTCAATTACGAAGTTTACTTAATTTTACTTAGCTGAGAAAAAATCTTAATTTCGCCAATCTTCAATTCATGGTTTAAATCTGCGACAACGAAATTAATATGTCGATTTAAATACTTATGGACAAATGACTGACTCCATCCACAAATCACCGCACGATTACGTTGCGATGGCTTGTAACACACAGGCACTAAACAAAACTCAGTCAGGGCAACAAGTACGATTGCTAAATGTCTTTCTGTATCTAATTCCTCATCATTAAATTGATATTTGTTGACCAAAATCTTAGTAAATGCATCCACATTTGGTTTTGTATTTGCTCCCAAATATTTTAACCGTATTAAATTATCCTGAAGTGGCGACAACTTTGCATAGCTCATGGCAAGCAAAACATCCTGTGCAGTGAGTTGTTGCATACCACCATCAATACGATCTGCCTCATAGTTAATGGTTTTTGGATTGAGTAACCGTAGAAATTTTTCCATAACTCAAGCCCCATGTGAACGAGTGAACGACGCGTGAATAACTTTTAAAACTCGTTCACATGGTAAGCCATTGTTTTTATATTTATTTTTATTAAATGTGAATGAGTGAATAATAAAATGCACGCGCACGCGAAGAAAAAAAACAAATATACTTGTATAGAGAGGAGCAGAAATAAAACAGAATGAATAAAAATAATTTCTCACGTATGCGCGCGAAAAATTATTCACTCGTTCACATTTCACTTTTTTTAGATTATTAATCAGTGCATTATCGTGTGAACGAGCGTGTGAACGAGGGTTTTTGTCATTCCCATCATTCACATCTAATAGCGTACAAGCTATTGTTTTACTGAAAAAATCAGTAGTGTTCAATTTATCACGCAGGAAGAACATTTGGAACTCCTTTTTCAAATTCATTCACACCGATTCCGTACCAGTCCATTGCATTCTTACCTTCTGGACACGGCTCAACACAGACAATCAAAGATTGCTCTTCTTCACGACCATGCCTCCAACGCTGTTTTTCAAGCAACTGTATTCCATCAATTTTCTTTATATCTTCCGTAAATTTACGGTATGAATATTTATGCTCAAGCGTAGACGATGCCCATTCTTTGTATGAATCATATAACTGCCGTGCCTTGCAATTTACACATTTATATTTTGTTTGGCCCGCTAACCATTCATCAATAAAAACTTCAATAGATCGCTTACTTGCATTCATCAAAGCCTTTTTTGCGTCCGTGATTGGCGGCTTATCATGCTTAAATCCATCAAGTGAGTAGGTCATCAAGTATGTATAGAACGCATCCAATCCATCCGACGCTATTTCGCTATAAACTTGTTCACTTAACTTTTCATCCAATTTATTCGCAGGTGCAATCACAAACCAACGACGTGCTTCACCGTGAAGTGGAAATGGAATATTCTCATTAGATGCAAAAGCCATATTGAAATAAGCAGGCACTTGTTTTTGCGGGCGTTGTTTTTCATTGATCGTGACGCTTTTCGCTGTAATCAATGCATTCAAATAAGGTGTGACATTGTACTTTGTTGCATTTGTTGCAATTTCTTCACCAAAAATAAAAGCCGCATTATTTAACCACCCGTTAAATTGTGGACTTTCTAACTCTTGCGATGTAATCACCCGATGATATTTTCCATAAATTCCGCCCATGACCTTTTCAAATAATGTAGTTTTTCCTGATCCTTGAATATGACTTGCCATCAGTACTGCACTATGTGCTTTTTGCCCTTCATTTTGTAACGGATATGCAAGCCATTGAAGCAACCATTTTTCAATATCAAGATCACCATTGCACAAACACCAAATCATTTTCAAAATTCCTGCACAACGTGACCGCACATCTGCAAATTCATACGGATTCTGGTCTTGATCCAGCAATTCTTTGACTGCATAACCCTCAAATGTGTTGATGTAATTTGGGTCAATATCAATTTTTCGGGTCGGGTCAAAGATCAATTTTTCATAATCAATTTCATTTCGAGTCGGGCTTTCAATCCATTTCTTATACTCATTTGGATACATAAGCTGTGAAGCCGACCAGGACACGACCCGATTCAGCGACTTGTCATATAAAAATGTTTCACCTTTAAGCAAAATACAATTTTTACTCATATTTGGCGCAACATGCCCCGCATCTTCAATCAGTAATTTTTCCACCTCATCTTTTTCAAGCGTTTTGCGGTCATCATGGGTATACCAAACTTTAAAAATGCTACTTAACGTATGTTTCATTGAAGATATCTTAAATTTATGCCTTGTTTTCAAGTCAAATGCATCATTACTACATGCAATTACAGCATATCTATCCAATGCATTTTTCAGTTTAGCTTCAGGACTATTCGGGTCAAGAACCCTAAATTCCTCTGCACTCCCTGGCGCTTGCTGACCAATTTCAGAAGATTCATTCATTGGTGGTGCATAAGCGAGTTGAAAGCCATTATCGGAACTCTCGATAAGTTGGTCATTTGCTGAAAATTTCCCCAAAGTCTGGTCAGCTAAATCAAGGGGGTTCGGGGAAACAGCAAAAGCAGGAAGTTGCGAAGAAATTCCGCTTTCGATCTGCTCACGCACCGCTTCAAGCCCGTGTAGCACATGGAGGTCATTGAAATCTGATGGTGGTTTTGATGTTGCTGTTGGCTGCTCAATCATTTCTTCATCACTCATACTGACTCCATTGTTTTAAATACGGGTAAAATCACAATACCGCCAGTCGCAGCCAAAGCTTTATTAGCGGCTTTCAGGCCTGCATTTAAAGTGGCGCTATCATCATCAGCGCAGTAAACGAACTTTAAATCTTTATATTTTGAATGAATTGAAACTGCTACTTTGTCTATATTTCCTGAATTAAACGCAATTACTGTTGCATATCCTGTTGCTTCAAAAATACTAGCGGCTGTTGCATATCCCTCTGCTATACAGATAATTTGATTTCTATCGATTATTTCACCAAGTACATGAAAACAACCATTCACCCTTCCTCCCTCTAAAAATGGTTTATATCCATCTGCATGTATTTCTTGGATATTCCACAATTTTCCATCGATATCAACTAAAGGAACAATTAAATTCCCCTTCCCATTTACCTTGCAATTGTGCGTTTTAACCTGTTTTCTAATTGCATACGGACAATCCCGCTCAACAGATCTTCTGTTCCAAATTCCAACCGCTCTTTTTGCTGCTGCTTCTTTGGCTTTTAGTTCATCTGCCTCTTGTTGTTTACGACGGTCATCTGCTTCTTTTTTCCATCGTTTACGATCAGCATCACTGGTTTTTCCTTCTCCAGTCAAACCTAAAACTGTGCCAACTTCTGCCAAGACTTTTTTTCTATCCCAACCTCTTGCACGTCCTACAAGCTCAAAACCATCTCCAGCGCCACAAACATTACAGATCCATGAACCATCACCTTTTTGATCATCACAACGAAAGCGATCCACATTTGTTGCCTTGGTAGCAGATTTCCCAGACGTGGAATATGTTGCAGTAGCCGCACATATTGGGCATGAATCATGTTTATTCTTTGAAGAAGGTACTAAAATTCCAAATGATGGAAATATCTTGGTTTTCCAAAGGCCATTTGCTTTAGATCTGACTTGATCAAATGTTAGAGCCACAATCATTGCTCCTCATTCTTATAATCATTTTCAGATTTCATTCGAGCCATATTTTTTAAAGTAGCAACAGCACTAATCAACTCCATGGCATATTTTTCAATCATTGCCATTTCAACATCAGAGATCACATGGTCTTTCAAAGATTCACTTAATCCATTAAATAATTCACCGACTTTATTTGAAACTTCGCCAATGTTAGATAAGAAATTAAAGTTATTTACTTTTTCAACATCTGGATACTGGTAAATTGCAACATTGTCATATGCAGATGCCAAGCTTTGTAAAATACGGATATCTTTTGTATACGATGCAATTGCTTCAATATGCTCAGGTTTTAAATTAAATTGATCATTGTTGACATCTACAGCTTTGCTGAATGTCATAGCATTAAAACCATTAATTTCGGCAATTGCGGCTTTACTTCCGTGGCGATCCTTGCATGCACGATATAAAGCAACATCAAGTGGAAGCACCGCATGTTCCGCTGCATAATTCGATAAAAATGCTTTCATATCCAATTTGCTCCCAGTTTAGGCATTACTTTGATGAGCACATGGTTGTAAATTTGCAGTCATTAGCCGAGCTTGCTGTACCTCAGCTGCTTTTTTAGTGACTTGATACACACGCAATTCAGGAATTTTTTCTTCATTCCAACCAGAAATTGCTGCGTTAGAAATTCCCAACAGATCAGCAAGCTCATAATTAAATCTACAATTCAACAGATTTTTAGCATCATCTAATGTCATGATAGTTCCAATATATTAAGTAAACTTAATTTATTAAATCTAATTTAACTTCATCAGTCAAGAATTAAGATAAGTTAATTTTATTCAGGTCAGCTTTATGAACACTGTCGGTACAAGAATACGCAAGCTGCGTAAACAAAAAAAATTGACACTGAAAGACCTTGCAGCAAAAGTAGGCGTTTCTGATGTCTCTATTTCGAACTGGGAAAATGATATTAATATCCCTAAACATGAACATTTGACATTATTAGCTCCAAATCTCGATACAACTATAGATTTTATAATGTATGGAAAATCAGAAAGTTCTGATAATGTAATAGACTTCAGACCAGTAACAAGGATGCTACCTGTTTTGACTTATATTCAATGTGGCTCAATGTCAAATGTTAGAAGTATTGCAACACATGAAATTGAAATGTGGCTTCCTGCACCACCTGACGCTAGTAAAAATAGTTTCTATTTAATTTGCCAAGGCATTAGTAATGCACCAGACTTCATTGAAGGTGACTATATTTGCATTGATCCAGATTATCCACTTGAATCTATTCAAACAGGTGAAATGGTTGTAGTTTTTCATGATGATCAGGCAACTTTTAAAGCCCTAGTACGCGAATTCAACAAAATATATTTAAAAGCTCTCAATCCAAATTTTCAACCAAATATCATACCACTGCAAGAAAATGCT